TAATATAAACCTAGGTAACTACATGGGAGACTATGAGTTAGTAGATAAGTATCTTGATAGGATGGATAAGTGGAATGCCCGTCACCTAGACTATGCCCCAATAACTAACGAAGTGTTAAGGCGTTCAGCGAAAGGTGATATGCAAGCGAGAAACGAGACTGTGAATGGACTAAGGGTTCAGCCCCAGTTTAGAGCCGCCCTAGATGATCACAACGATGAGTACGTTAACGTGACTATGAACATGGTACTCGATGAAGTGGAGCGTAGAAAGAATCAGCTTTAAGTAACCCGCCATATACGCACTCCTAGCTTACCATCCTCTGTAACTGTCAGTATGGTTGAGTCCCAACCCTTTGCCTTAGCAATCTTAGTTAACTGCAATATGGCTTTCTCAGTGTTTACGCACAAAATAAAAACGGATGCCCCCACGACCATCCGCTCCCAGTTAATTATTACCCTTATCCCATCGGGATTTATGTCATCTATTTTTAACATCTAGATCACATTTAACTATGATTACACGGCTATTGGGCAAGACTACGTGCGTACCCTTACTTAGCCGCATCATCCCCCGCACACCCTCCATATCGTTTATGAAATCCTCTATAAGAGACTCGTAGTTTATCTGCTGTTTACCACACCACTCCTTCAAGGACTTAGGCACTAGATATACTTTCTTAGTGTCAACCTCATATCTAGCGATCAGCTTACCTTTAGGCATAGACTCCGCTATAACTAGTGCGTCAGTCCCGTCCTTACTACGTGCATCGTCCGTACTCTTAATCCACAGTACGTTACTCCAATGCTCGTTAATGTAATCGTTTAGTATCTGTTGAGCCGAAGAACTCATATCGTCAGAACGTAACTTGTTACCCTTGGCTTCTTCGATAGCCCAGTTAAATACAGGCTCTATGGAAAAGTCCAGAAGCCCCGCTTGTCTAGCTAAAATCAACCCACATATACTACCCGTTACTTGCGCTGACCAGAACCTGTTTTCAGCTAAAAGGTTAGCATGTTTGTCCACGCGCTCTTGTACTTGAGCTATAAGGTTCTTAACGGCATCTAGGTTATTTAGTATGTGCTGTACGAAAATAACTCCCGCCCAACCACAGTTAGCCTGTAGGTTCCGTGCGAACTCATCCGTCATACCTTTGTCGTTTGAACTATTGAATATACGCTTAACCTTAACCTCAAATATACGCTGTGCTTCTGCTTTCGGCATGGACTTGTACGTCCCTATAAGCTCCACCATACTTGTATTGCCTGTGGTTATAGCCATTAGATTCCAAGGCTCCCCTCTATATCTCTCCGCATTGCTACCCCCAGACATACGCATACGTTGCTTACCACTAGTAAACTGATAGGCTATGTCACTAAGCTGTTTACCTGATGAGTTAGTTAGCTCGTCCATGCACAGCGGTAAGTTATGCATAACCTCACCACGATTCATCTTACTGTTGTACGTGTCCCTCTCCTGCAAAAGGAGTTCGTCAGGTTTGCCCCATACGGATAAGGCGGCTAGCAGGGCGGTAGTTTTACCTACCCCAGATTCTTTGCTGTGTAAGTGTAGCGCGGCACAGCTTATCTCCCCCATAAACTTCATAAGGATGGAGCCAAATCCTGCACCGACCACATACTGATGCAGTTCAAAGCCCTCACGGTTATAGAAGTTTATTGTTTCCTTCCACCCCTCTAATGTACCTCTAGGCTCAAAAGCGGGCATAAGCCCTATTGTCTGGTTAGACGGAGGGTTAAACTCTATCCTGTCCTTAAATATTTCTTGGTTACCTAATATGAAGGATTCACACTTATCCCCGACCCACCCAAATTGTTTGTGCGCCATAGTTGCACCTCCCGATGCTTGTAGTTCGTTGACCCAAGTTGTTATGTACTGCATTAAATCATCCATCCTCATCAAGGCCACACCCATCATGGACATCTGCCTACGAAACTCTTCTTTAGCTGTAACTGCTGTCAGTGGCATGGTGAACTCTTTTACCCCATCCTTGGGCAGGTGTAGGCGTAATACTATAGACTCACCTGTCTCCACATCATTTATACGCTTAACTACGTACAGGTCATTGTGGTATATGTTCACCTCTACTGGGTCACCTTCTCTATCCGTAGTCCTTAGATATACCCCACCGTTCACACCCCTAAAATAAGGTTTGGGGTACACAGGTATTGTGTAAGTGGTTATAGGAGCGGTAGGTATACTCGCCGCAGGAGCTTCTATAACGGTCTCTACAGCCTCCTTAGTCCTATTACCCAATGTTATGGGTGAGCCTATCCTAGGCCAGTGAGGGCAGTGGGTACATATATCTGGGTTGAACTCATTAAACTTAGCACAGCTATAAGGCATAGATGGGGGTAAGTTGTCCCACTTAGCGTTAGTCTCGTACTCACTATACCCACTATAACCTTTAGATAGAGCGTGAGCTTTGTCCCTACTACCATCTACAGATGCTTTTAGTATAGACAGGATACCCCGCCATGTTGGTTCGGATACGTTCTCTTTATCAGTTAGGGCTATGCGTATCTGTTCACACCCATTGCCTTTGCTACTCTTAATAAGTATATCTCTAAAGCTGCTTTCCAAATGAGCGTACTTGTCATCCGACGCTTCTTCTATCTTTGTCGGTGGCGACAACTTATCCCCACCAAGTAGCTCATAGAACACGTCAAAATTTACTGGCTCCCCTTTGTGCATACATACAACTTCACTAGGGGGGTCAGTCTTATAGTTATGCGTACAAGGCACACGTAACACTCGCGCTACATCTGCGGTAACGGCAGGGTCGGCTAGTAGTCCATGTACACTACATGCTTGCTTTAAGCACTGCGCTACGGGTAGCCATTCCTCTGGAGTTACGGAGTCGTGCAATGCCCAGTACACATGCACACCACGACCAGAGTTTATTATTGTAGGTGTAGGTAGGGATAGCTTCTTGCAAAAGGACTGTAATCCTATAATTGCGTCCTTCTGAGTGTTGTAATCTTTGGATGGCCCGCAGTCTAAGTCTAGGAACAAAGAACTTAAACTAAGGACATTGCTTGCCTTACGGGACTCGGCATTATCAAACGTCCCCAGTGCAAAGTAAGTGTCGTAACCTTGGTTGTCCAGATCATCAGCCGCTTGTACAAGTTCCCCCACCGAAGGGTAGAACTTCTGAACTATACGAGGGTTGGTCTTCCTTGCCCCAAAGAGGCAGTAGTTACCGCCGCCCCCTAATACGCTATCTAAGAATAGTCTAGTTTCCATGAAAGTCCCATAAATACAAAAGTCACTGCGGCAGGGGTGAGGTACACCCTTTTCGATAAATCTAGCCGCAGGATCTTACGTGGTGGTTAGTCGAAGCTACCTATAATACTAGCTAACTCATCATCTACTTTAGCTGTTTCTGCTTTAGGCTTTGCTTTCACCTTGGACTTTACCACTTTAAGTGGGGGAGGACTTTCTTCTGCTACTTCACTCTCTTCTATAAGAGGCTCAGGTTTAAAGGGGTTTTCATCACGGTTATGCACGTACCCCTCTACAACACCAAAGGGGTTGCGTTCTTCCAACTCAGCATACTTAACAACTTGAACAGCGCGTAGTCGTAAGGACACACCTGCATCACGCATATTGTATGGGAAGAATGCAATAGCGATGTTTACTGTACTACCCGTAGTCAGGAGAAAATCTTCTGGTAGTTTGTTACCTTGAGCATCTACTTGCATAGGCTTCTTGGTAGCTTCTTTACCGTATGCACCTTTGATCGTAGCCTTACCTGTGTACGTACCCGTGTCTTCGTCATGCTTGAATGGTATCTCAATCTTGTCGGGCCAAGACTCTTCTCGCGCATCTAAGTATGCTTTCGCCATCTCGGTAAAGAGTTCTTTGGCTTGCTCTTTAGTCATGCGGAACTGAATGTTGTAAGCCGCCCCATCATCAAACGCATCACAAGGTATTGACCTTTTCTCTGCTTGGTCAAACTTGTAAGTTCGGTTTATACGAGGCCACAGAGCCTCAACACCTGTTATGGTATAGTCTGTCATATCATCTATCCTGTTTGTCGCTTTCATCCATTTCGGAAGAAGTATTAAGTTACGTGAAGGCCAGCCAGTATCATCTATACCCCTGTCCTGCACATTCTTTATCTGCTCTAGAACCTCTTTGACTTGGATTAACCCGAAGTCGAGAACCTCCTTGTGCAGATAATGCATCTGGACAGCGTAGGGTGGTTCTTTCTCCACTGCCAAGAAGATAAATTCTTCAATAGGATAACCATCTAACTCAAGGACGTATTTATAGAACGCCGCTTGTACGTGGTAACCCAAACTAAAGAACTGCCTTTCAAACCCACCGTTCTTAGGACTCGCATCCTTGGTGGTCTTTACATCCAAGACTATACCTTGCTCTGGTATAAACAAGTCTGGACGTGCTTTTAACCTCAACCCTGTATCAGGATCTTCGTTAAAGATACTAACTTCTTTTACCCCACATGGGTCTTGTAGTAGATCAGCGGCATTGCTATTCCGCAACACACTATCTGCCATAGCTATACACGTATCGTAGTCAGCTTTTATTAGAAGGGTCTTACCTTCAATCTCTGCCAATTCCTTGGCATCTGTCCACGCACTACCGCGTCTAGTTTCGGGGCCACATACTACTAAATTCTTCTCTGGTTCTAACAGTAAAGCATGTACGGCTGTACCAAGAGCGAACGCGGGGTTGTCCTTAAATACTGCGGTCTTCCAATGTAGCAGAGACTTAGAATGTATGGTCTTCACCGCCGTGCTAGATATAGCTTTAAGCGCGTGGTAGTCCTCATTCGTCATATCATCAACTAGCACTACATGTCCTCAAATACATCATCAAGGCCAAAATCTAAATCTTCTCTAGGGGTATCGTCCACCCCTTCCAACATAGGCAGTCCAAGGGGGCTAGTACCGCGCAGGGCTTCTTCTAACGCTTTTAAACGAAACCGTTTAGTATTACCTACCTTGATATAAGTGTGCGGAGGGATTTGGCCTCTACGAAACCAAGAGCGGAGGCACGAAGTAGACACCGCAAAATGCTTCGCAACATCCTCCATTGGTACTAAGGGTTCACTATTTTCTTGCATCTTACATTTCCTCATAGGTCGAAATATGAACTTTAAGATGTTTTTCTATCTTAGTCAATCATTTCTTTATATAAATCTATCATAGCTGTGTGAATGTCTGTTTTAGTGTCTAAGAGAGTCCAATAACGCTTCTCTACGTCCGACCCTTGTAGCTTAACAATCGTACACTTATGGTCTTGACCTGCCCTATGTATCCTAGCGTTAGCCTGTGCGTAAATCTCTAGTGAGCTTGTGGGAGACCACCACACTATCGTGTTAGCTGCCGTAAGTGTTACCCCATGTGCCGCTGTGCGTGGTTGAATAACTAATACTCTTGGGTTAGGAGTAGTCTGGAACCGCTTGAATATGTCTGTCCTGTCGGTAGAAGACACATCCCCACTTATAACCGCTGAATTAATACCGTCAGCTCGTAGCTTTTGACTTAGTACCTGTATGACGTGTTTATAGGGTACAAACACAATAACCTTTTTGTCCGACTCATCTATCACCTCGCGTAGGACGTTGTACCTGTTCTTTATATCGAACTCCAACGCGACTTTGGTATCTGTATAAACCGCCCCTGCTGATATTTGCAGGAGTTTGTTGATACTAACCGCCGCATTTATCGCGGTAATCTCTTCACTCCCTGCCTGTACTATCATCTCAGTCTTTAGTTCAGCGTAGTATTTCTTCTGTTGCCTTGTGAGTTCTGCCTCACGTTTGACATACACCATAGGAGGCAGGTCTAAACACTCTTCCTTGGTGAACCGAATGGCAGGTTGTAGTGCCTTATGTACAATCTTGTTCGCGTAGTCCCTCGGAACCCACTTAAAGTTAGTAACCCTACGCATTGTCTGATCCTTAAACACGCTAG